GACGTACGCTCTGGCTTTCTCTGAGTTGAGATCGACTCGGTGACGGGCGAACCATGCCGCCATACGGCGCACCTTCTCTGCGGTGACTGAGCCTCTCGCCATGCTCCGAGCCTCCCGTACTGTTTTCGGACGGAGGCCGTTACCGGCGAACTCAAGCAACTCGAGGCCACGGCTGGCGTTGCGAGAAACGTAGTCGGGGACCGCAACCATGACCGCTACTGTAGACGAGCGGCAGAGCGGAGCGGTCTACCTGTTAGGCGTCGGTGAACCGGATGTCTCCGAACCGATACGGGTCGCCGTCCTCGCCTGAGCCGACCAGCGGTGTCGGTGAGTAAATGTTCGGGTTCGGGTTGATCTCCACCGTACAGCGGCAGTTCGGGTGCGCTGGAGGAGCGTCGCCCGACCAACCGTTGCTCGCCTGAAACTGCTGGTCCAGGGGAATGGGTGTCGTCGAAGTGGTGCGCCCCAACTCCACACAGATCGGGCAGACGTCGAACGGGCCGACCTCCCACTCTTTTCGGGCGGTCTGCGAATCCAACATCCCAGCCTCCACCGCCTGCCGGTATGCGCCCATACGTCCGGCGTTGTTTGCTGTCAGGATCTCGGTGCGAGCAATCGTTCGTGCTCGAGTGCGCCGTAACCGTTGCGCGTACTTGTTGGCGTCCGCTCTGACGCGCTCCACAATCTTCGTCGGGTCGACGCCTCGCTCGCTGAGCTCGCCTGCCATCTGAAGCGACCTGTTGACGACGGCCTGCTCATACCGTTCGGTCAGCCCGTTGACGTTCGCCCCGAACATCTCTACGAACTCCTGTGCGGCAGGAGAGCCAGGACTGACCTGTTGGAGCGCTTCGATCAGAGGCCGACCGAGCGAACCTGGCGTCTGACCCGAAGCGAGCGCCTGAGTTACGAGCTGCCTGAACACGGCCCGTTGCTGACCGACCATGTTCGTAATGAGCGAGCCTGCCCGGTTCTGCGCCCACTCAATCGCCCGAGGGTCCAGTTTGTCGAACCGGAAGTTCAGAGCCGCGGTCGACGGTAACGGTTGCTCGGCTTTCCCGACTCGCCGGTAGGCGGCGGCAACTTTGCGACCGAGCTCACGAGCTGCGAACTCACCGGAAGCAACATACTGGGCGTGGAGTTCGTCAGCGAACTGTTCGGCGTACTGGGCGAGCGTGTCCAGGATGTCACGTTCGTACTCTCTGCGCACGTTCAAGTCGATGACGGCCTGCGGCGGCGGGGACTCGAGGGCGTCTACTGCGGCGCTGACAACTGCCGCAAGGTTTCGTTCCGCGGCTGACAGCGAGTTCACTCCTGGCGTTCGACCGGCCTGCTGTCCTGGTCGGCGTGCCTTGCTGAGAGGGAACCGTCCCCATAGGTCCGAGCGCTGGCGTGCGACCCGGATCGGGTTCCGCACTAGACCTCCTCAGACTGGCCGGTCGGCAGACCAGCAATCCCACGAAGGTAGTTCTCCAGGTTCTCGTCGGGGAACAACGGCGCTCCGGCCTGAGCGAGCGACTGGACGAACGAGCCGATGGAGCCGAGGTCGACGTTCGCCGGGGTGGAGTAGTTGAGGCTCGGTGCGAGCTCTTCGCTGACTCCGTTGATTCGCATTAGTCGTGGGATGGCGTGCTGGTTGAACACCTCGGTGATCTCAGACAGGTACGCCTCGAGTGAGCGGATGAACAAATCGATCTTGGAAACCGACAGAGCCTGGGTGCCGACTTTCTCGTGGCCGAGTAGCAGGAAGTCGGCGAGGACAGTCATTGCGATTCGCTGGTCGTAGCGAGCAATGATGGCGTCGGTGTCGAACTGGCGTTGCCCTCCGGTCGACAACAACTCGAGCTTGTACGCCGGTTGGTTTGTCTCAGGGTCGTAGGCGAGAGGGAACACGACGCCTTCCTGCTCGTCCCTCTTGATGTTTCGGACGATCTGTTTGATGGCGTCCAACGCAGCTCGTTCGTTGGCGGTGGCGTTGTCGGAGAGCAGGTGCGGAGGAACCAGGGCGACCGGCATACCGGCGAGGTCTCGTTCGATACCAATCGCTTCGATCTCAGAGATGCGCCGTTTGTAGTACCACGGGATGAAAGCGTTACGGAGAACCGACCGACCCTGCGGGTTGTTCAGTTTGGAAGTGGTGCGGAACAACAGACATTTCTCAATCGGAAGGAACACACCGCCCTTCTTCCTCGAGTTGGGGTCCATTTGGTACGCACCCCGAATGCCGCCGTTGTCGTCGAACTCCCACTTCTGAATGGTGTCCTGCGACCTCGCTGGCAACTTGCGCCAGCCGATCCGTCCGTCGTTGTACTTGGAACGGGTGCGAGGGTCGTTGGTGAAACCGCGTCGCCGTTTGTAGACAACCTCATGGTACGAGTAGCCGTAGACGAGGAACGACATGACTGACGCCAGAGTGTCAACCCAGGACGTACTCATGTCGGAGAGGCACTCGGAAACGAACTCGGCCTGAGCGATGGCCTGGTCGTTTTGCTCGTCTGCCGGTTCGACTGTCCAGTCGACAGCCCGAATCAACATCTCAATGGCGTGGAGCATCGCCCCGATCACGGGGTCGTTGTCTGCCATCTCTCGGTAGTTGGCGTACGCCTGCTTGCCTTGAAGTTGGCGAAGGAAGTCCTGACGGACCTCGCCAGCGTTCTGGTGGAGACCGGAGGAGCCGACCTCTAGGAAGTCGGTGGGCTTCGCCTTCGCTACTGGGGTCTGTTCGGAGGCGCTCACAACACTGAGCGTAGCGCACCTCGTAGGCGTTTGGCTGTCGGTACAGCAACACCCCCCACCCCTAGAGGTGGAGGGTGCGCCGTGCGTCGGCCTCGAGTGTAGCGCAGTTGGGGAAGGAGGGAGTGCGCTACCTCAGGTCGGCGACCTCAGGAGGTCCAGTCGTCGACGATGTCCAGCCACGAGCAGAGGCGGTCCAGCGCCTCGTCGTCGTCTCTCGCCTTCGGGTAGCAGATCTTGGCGCTCTTGAGGAGGGCGTTCCGCTCACCCATGTAGCGGTTCGGTCCTCCGTGGCCGTCGTTCTCAGCGTCGACCGTGTTGCCGTTCTTGCTCTTGATGACTGCCTGCCATGCGGTGCCGTACTTGAGGGCGAGGTGACCGGTGAGGCTGAAGTCCCAGTTAGCGGCTTCTGCGAAGTTGGCAGGGCAGGCGAACTCCCACATGTCCTTGTCGAACTCTTTGAGTTCGTCAGCGAGCTGCTTCAGCTGGTCGGTCGTGTTCCAGGTGGTCGGTGTCATGGCTGGTCCTTTCGTCGGGTTTGTTGCCATGCCGTCACGATAGCTCGAGTGCCAGCCGGTCGCAAGCCCTAATGGGACAATCGGGCAATAGCGCTTGCTACTGGCGCTCCCGTCTGCTTATCTTGGACGTATGGCAACCGACGAGAGAGAGGACCAGGCCATGACCACAGCAACCAACACCATGATCAACGAACTCACCGAGGCTTCGGACGGCGACGGTACAGAAGCCAGGGTCGCCCGACACCTGCTGGAGAGCGTGTGGCGCTACGCCAGCGCCACACAGACGGCGTCGAAGATGGCCTGCTACATCAAGGAGGACATGGCCCGAATCGACGAGCGCCTCCACGCAGGCCTTCGGGTCGACGAGGGCGACACGACCTCATGGCACCGCCGCCTCGCTGAGAGCATCACCGACCGCCAGAACTGCGCCGACCGAATCCGTGAAGCCTCCTACATGCTGGGCCTCACCGACGAGCAGGTCACCGCTCTCTGGCAGGAAATCGAAGGCAAGGCTGACGCCTTCCTCAACCGCTGAAACTGAAACGGAGAACCCAAACATGACTACCGCAACCACCACACTCGAGGCTCCGACCCTCGTGAACCGAATGATGGAGGACAAGCGCCTCGCCTCGCTCGCTCGCCTGAGCAACGACATCATCCGAACCAACCGCAGTCTGCGGCAGGCTCTCGCTGACCTTCGGGAGCGCACCGACCTCATGGCGGCTCAGGCAACGTCAGGGATGTGCTACCCACAGCGCAATATCGACGGGACCATGTATAACGACCCAACCCACGACGCACACCGAGTCGCTTCGATGGCGATGCGCCAGAACGCAATGGTCGAAGCGTTCCACACGACGGCGAGGACGCTGACTGGCGCTCCTGACTATGAGATTCAAGCGACGGTCGCCTACCTCTGCGAGAGGGCACCTGAGGTTCTGTTCCAGATCTGAGACTCAGCGCACCGCCGCCTCAGGGTGGCGGTGTTGCTGTCGTCAGAATCGCCACGCCGACGTCTGCGTCAGGCTCGCAGGAACAACGACCTCTGCCTGCCTCTGGCCCTCCACGACGAGTTCGGTGAGCGCCCACACCAGGGCATCCAGTCGGTCGGGCGAGTTGGAGAGGTCAGGCACCCACGAGCACAACTGGTCCTCGAGTTGGGCGAACATGCCGACATGGTGAACTCGGCGCTGTTCGTACAGAGCCGCTACTGGTTCCGCTCTGGTTCGTTTGCCTCTGGAGGCTCGCACCAACTTGACCGGCACCCTGCGGTCGACCGTGCCGAGCAGTTGCTTCACCAAGTCGCCACCCTGGTTCGCTTCTGCGACGATTTGGTCGGCGCGGTGAGTGTGGTAGGCGGCGATTGCTTCCGACGCCCACTCGTGGGGAGAGGCTCGTAGGGACCGGTCGTCGAGGACGTACGCACGGCCTTTCTC